TTTACTGCAACAGATGGCTCATCTTTTAAATGTAAATACACTACCGCCAAATTTAAAGCTCTGTTTTCTTCTTTTAGTTTGTGAGCTTTTTCTAAATTGTTTGGGTTTGCCATGGTTAATCCTGTAAATAAACACCACGCAAAGCGCAGTATCGTTCAACTTCATTCATAAAATTATTAAGTTCTTCTACGCTTAAATCAGCAGTAGATTTTAAAGCATATATTGTTCGTCCATCAGGTGCTGTAAATTCATTGTATCCTAGCCACTGGTCTTTGGCCATCACTTTCCACCACTGGTGCGGATGGTGTAACCCATCTTTACCCTTAAGACTTTCTGCCATTAATTGAAACAACTTATGCAGCCGTGCATTTTGAGCGCTTGACCTTCTGTGCGATTGACCACAGGTAGGGCAGCGTTTAATCTCTTGCAAATTGGCCATGATACTTTCTCCTGCCTTCACTTGCAGCTAATTCAGCTAATTGCAAATCTTTAAAATATCCTAAATGCTTATTAAGTCCATTAATCATTAATCTAACTACCCATGACTTTCTTTTACAATTCCAACTAACACCTTTAATTCCAGAAGTGTTATTTTTTCTTATTTTTTGATTTAATATATTTTCTTGATGAGTAACTTTTCGCAAATTTACAATTTTATTGTTTTTTTTATTACCATCAATATGGTCTACGACAGATGTAGGAAATTCTGGAAACTCATTGTAAACATAAAGCCAAGCCAATTTATGTGCATAAAATTGATTTCCATTAAAAACAATTCTTATGTAACCATTATCTACACATCCAGCTTTTTGTCCAACTTTTACAGAATGATGATTTGACACCAACCTAGTAAAAATTCCAGTTTCAGGGTCGTAATGTAATTGACGCTTTAATTCTTCTTGAGTAATCATTTTATTTGAACTTTGTATTAACAATTGTTTTTGAGCTTTTTCTTGCAACTTCAATTCTTGAGTCTGCAACATACAATGCCGCCTCCCTATAATTCTTGTCTTCGTAAGATGGCAACCAGTTCTTAGACTTGTAAACCTTGCCATCGTTAGTGGTTACTTTCCACTCTGCATCGCCAAAATGCTTGTAAAACTCTGTTTCACTAAATTTCATATCTGTATCCTATGGTTTACACAAATAGTTCAAAACTAAACTAAAAGTGTAGACTTACGCATAAAATTAAACTTAAACATTCGCAGACAATGCGCATCAATTCCTCTGAAACCCTTATACAGACTTGATTAGAGCGAATTAAAGTGAAAAAAGTGATATATCAAACGCTAGTCCCAAGATAAGTAGCTTTAACACCATTACTAAACTGCACCTCTACTGCACAGTCTTGTCCTTTAGTTGCATGAAAAAGCTTCCACACACCAAATCCCATAGAAACTACAGCAATAAATAGCAATGTTGCCACAATCACTACGGCTCTATCACCAGCTCTACTACAATTACAGTTACGGCCTTGATTACAGTTTTGATTACACGGCATATTAATCTCCTAAAATTTTAATTGCCACACTTTTTCGTGTTGGCTTCCCTTGTATCGCATAGACGGTGCATCAAACCACAATGCAATCTCGCCCTCCCATTCACCATGGCGCTGCTTATCACATATCAACAAGCAATCAGGTGCATTTAACTCTTCTTCTTTAGCCTTACCACTACGAATTAACTTTTCTTTTTTCTTGTTACGCCAAACAGTCATCACATTGTCTACCTGGTTGGTAATGTCTGCTGAGCCAGCCACATCCATCTTGTTAGGTGGACTAAACTCATCCTCACCTTTGCGGCTGTGAGCAATCAAATGTACATGAACATTCAAATCCCTAGCCGCTGCACATAGCTTATCCAAGAACTCCTTTTGAGCGTTCATGTCATCAGACCTTACACCGCACTTCATCAAACTGTCAATCACAAAATGCTGCACACCCAGCGTTTCAGCCACATAATACAAAACAGCAATTACACGCTCACCGTTTACTGTGCCTTGCTGGTCATACATATACAGCCTGTTATCTAAGAATGTAAAGTATTCACCAATAAACTTCTCTGTCGGTTTCTCTGTACCTGTGGCCTGTCTAGTCATGCGCTGTAGGGTTGAGTATGGGTGCATCTCAAACGAAGCCACACATACCTTAAAATCCTGCTGCACGATAGAGTTAATCACTTGGCCCACTAGCTGGCTTTTGCCATGGCCGTTAATGCCTGACCACAGACTTACCTCACCTAAACGCAACCTAAACTGGTCAAATGTTTTTTCCCAAGGCAACTTTACGCCTTGCATCTGCTCGTCTTTGTAAAAGTAGTCTACAACCTCGGCTTGGTACTGGCTTGCTGACTTGACATTAGCCTTGTCTTCTTCCCTGGCTTTCATAAAGCCTTCAAAGTCAACCTTTGGCAACATCATGCTTGCTCGTTTGCGTCTAGCCTCGTCTAAAGCTGTAGCGCCTCTCTCTAAGTTACTCATAATCAACCGCCTCTCTAATTCTTTCGTAAGCTAACTGTAAGCGCTGTAAGTCAGTTTCGTCAAGCGGTTTATTTTTCTTTAGCTCAAACGCAGCTAAAAGAACGATTTGCGACTCATACTTGATGGCCTCTAAAATGTCAGTAGCGTAAAACTTCTTCTTAACTGGCGCTTTGTGGTGAACTTGCTCTGGAAACAAGTCACCTATGTCAACACCTATTGCCCCGACAACATCAACAGCACTGCACCCAGCAAAGCAATGCAATAGTATGTGGCCGTCTGCTTCCTCTTTAATGGATAGGCTAGGGCTTCTGTCATCGTGAGCTGGGCAACAAGCCAAATAAGAATTGCGACCAGTAGACTTAACCTTGTTTAAACGGCTTAATAGGTTATTTATCATAATTAATAGCCCCTGCAAAAATATCCATGTAAGAATCATCGGGATTTTCGTCTTCCCAACGGGCATTGTTTATGTATGTGGCTGCCATGGGTATGTAGCCGCCCTTCCATTGCCTTGATTCTTTTTGCCACGACAAAGCTTCAACAACTGTTTTTAAGTTTGGCTTAATCTTTATCCACGCTTTTAAAGCTTGAGCCTTTCCGCTTTTGTTTGGGTATTCTTTCCAAAATGAATCAAAATCATGTGGAGTCTGAACAATTTTAGTTACATTGTTTTTCTTTTTTTCTACTTCTACTTCTACTTCTACTTCTACTTCTACTTCTTGCTTGCTAGTTGCTTGCAAGTTTTTAGTATAATTATCCCTAAATTTCAATAGGTTAGGGATTTTAACATTGATATTATCAGACTGTCGTTGAACAGTTATCAAGCCAACATCAGAGCAACATTGAAGTAAGAATAAGAACTTTTTTGATGTGATGTTTGTCTGACGACCCCACCTTGACAAGCTGTAAGTAACATCATGCTTGTCAGTTTCATCCATAGCTTCTCCAACAATTTCAAGAAGCTTAAAATAAAAGCCATACCCTTCAAGGCTTGTTTTGTCTTCTAACCAAGAAATTCGCTCATCATTTCTAGCTGTAGAAAAATGTTTAAACCATTTCATTTTTAATTTCCTCAAGCCAAGTAGATTCTATTTTTTGCAATCTACTCCCAAGTTTGTGCATTGTCAAAGACCATTCATTTTCTTCATAATTAATCTTTTTAAGAAACAACTTGTAATCACATCTTAAATATCCTGCTATTATGAAGCTAATCTTATGTCTATCTAAATCACCACCATTGTTATCTAATACAGTTGAAAGCCATCTAATTGGGTCTATTTTATCGTGAAGTTCTTTATGGCATGTTTCGCACAAAACAGAAAGTTGAGCCACACCATACTCCCAAGGCTCTCTACCTTTAATGTAATCTTTATGGTGAACATTTAGTGTTGATTTATCGTCTTTACATGATTCACAACAAAAATTGTTTTTTTGCATAACTTCAAGCCTAAGCTTTTGCCAGCGAGGGTCTTTAAGTTTTTCGTAATAAGTTTTAGCGGCCATATTAGCTCCTATTCAGTAGCGGGCTGGATGATAAGTCCAACAAGTAAAAACCACGCCAGGATGCGCACAGAGTAATTACTGACTCCGCTATTGAATAAAAGCTAATATAATTGTGTAACATTGATACATCCTGTAAATGGAATTGGGTTATCAAACCAATTAACAACAGTCTAGCACAAACCACCCTAAAAGTCCAATTAGTTTTATTTATGATTAACTTGTGATTAATAAAAAAATAAATGTAAATAACGCTTGACAGGTTCCAAGGCTGGAATATAATAAACACATCAACAACGCAATGGAGATTAACATGAATTTAGATACAGCAATTATTTACAGCTCAAACCCACATCTACGAGGCAAAACATTTGATGTGTACTGGGAATTATTAGAAGGTCAATCAAAAGTTATGATTCCCGATGATATTGTTGTTAAGTCTTTAGAAAAACAAGATGACGCAGAAAATCTTTTAATTGGTTTAGATGCACAATCTGTTAAAGATGTAACTCGTTCTGTTTACGATGTAGTTATCAAACGCCATTTAGCTAATTACATGAGCCAATTTACACCTGAGCAACTTCGTGCAAATGATAATGCTGTAGCTGCTTATAACACTTCAAAAGGATGGACAAATGACTGATTACAAAAATTACAAACCTAAAACAGACCTTACACCATGGATAGAAGGCATTTGCTTTGTTGGTGTAGTCTTATTGTCAATTTTCTTATATTTACTATTGGTGGCCTAATATGACATTTCCTAAAAACATAGATTGGGAAGCCACAGAAGAAAAGCATGAAGCTGCGTTTTGGAACTGGTGTTTAGGTGAGGGCTACCATAACGAGGATTACATATTAGACAACTATGGCGATTTGTTTGAGAGTTTTGCAGACGGTCTTAACGAGGAGGACTTTGTATATGAGCCAGCAACAATACCAGGCTGAAGTAATGGACGAGTTAGAAATGCAGGAGTATAATACCAACTTTGGAATAGGAGATAGTAGTGTCAATTTACACGGTAGAAGAAATAGCAGCGCAGATGGGCAAGTCAGGTCGCTGGGTGAGGTATCTTTGCTCACACGGCAAACTAAAGGCCGTTAAGAAAGGCCATTCTTGGGTTATATTGGAGGCATGGAAATGATTACGCATTTGCAATTGGAAGACGGTGTTACTTTAGAAGTTGAATACGATTACGAGCAACCAACCTACGCTTACTTTGGTGATTTGGAAGCTTTAACAGAGCCTAGAGCAGAAACTAAATCAGCTTTGTTTTTGGGTGTAGATGTATTACCTTTAATCCGAGCATTGGGCTTGTATAACGAGCTTAACCTTATCCTGGTGGCAAATATGGAGGCAATAGATGAGTAATGTTTACAAAAAGCTTATGGACGCTAGAATCCAGCTGCAAAACACCAAGCTTAACAAGTCTGGTCATAACAAGTTTGCTGGCTATAAATACTTTGAACTTGGTGACTTTTTACCATCAATCAACACAATCTTTTGGAGCTTAGGTTTGTGTGGCACAGTTAGCTTTACAGCAGACCTAGCGACACTAACAATTACCGACATAGATGATGGCTCACAAATAACTATCACCAGCCCTATGGGTAGCGCAGCGTTAAAAGGTTGCCACGAAGTGCAGAATGTGGGTGCTGTTGAAACATACCAGCGTAGATACTTGTGGGTTTCAGCGATGGAAATTGTGGAGCATGATGTATTAGACGCTGTCACAGGAACGGACACAGGCACACCAGCAAAAAAGCCTGAACTTGAGCTAAAGCAACCAGAGTTTAGCAAAGAGGAAATGGATATACTGCATGAGTTAGCTGATTCGTTTACAGCGTTTGTAGCTGACGGCAATCCACAAGAGGCTAAAGTAACATGGGACTCACTAGACAATGACCAAAAGTTAGTCTTGTGGGGCTTATTAGATAGCAAGACACGGTCAACATTTAAAAAACATCAAAAAGGGAACTAACATGGCACAATACGAGCAACGAGATAACAGCGGCAGTCTTTTTAAGAACAACCGCAAAGAAAAAGATAATCATCCTGATTACACTGGTAATTGCATGGTCAACGGTAAAGAGATGCGTATGTCAGCCTGGTTAAAAGAAGGCAAGTCTGGCAAGTTCTTTAGCTTTTCATTTAGTGAGCCGTATGTTAGTGAGCCAGTTCAAGCTAACAAACCTGAAGACATTGAAAGTGACATTCCATTTTAAGAAAAGGGCGAAAGCCCTTATAGGAGGCAATATGTTAAATATCTTACCGTATTATCCATCAGTAGGCATGATTAATGATTTAAGACTACTTTCACCACCTCCAGAAGGGGTCGTAGAGGCTCGTAGAGAGGCCGTAGAGCGATTAAAAATAGAACTTGATACAAAGTATCGTCTACATCCACAAAACTTCGTTAAACGGGCTAAAACAACATTATGAAAATACAATTAGACTTTACCGACCACGATAATTTGCTACTAGATATTCGTGAAGCTTTGTTTATAACTTTGCTTAAAGCTGAATTAATGGACAGCGAGATGAGTTTAGAAAGGTCTTACCATAAAGATGACAAAGCTATGTTTAAGGCAAACATCAAAGCTTGTAAAGTTTTGTTGACTTACTACACAGCGGAGGTAGACCCTGAATGGAAAAGCTAGACGATAAGAATGTAGAAAGTTTTGGCGAAACTGTGCGTAGAATAGTCTTGAGTGTGCCTAATACGACAAACAGTAACTTAGGCCAGTTGATTGAGAATATCTACCTACGGTTTCAAGGGGAAGCGGAACGAGATGCTAGGGAGGCTAGGAACAAATGATTATTAATGTAAAACACATAAAAGAAAACGATGATGGCAGTGCTATTTGTGAAATAGACATGGATGACGATGCTAAACGATGGTTAATTGAGCGAGGCTTTATTGCCGTGCTAACAGAGGCATTAAAGAAAGACCCAGCTTGGTGGACTGAAGAGGACGAGAAACGCATGGATATTATTGGGCAGAACGGCCCGTCAGGAATAGGGTATGAGTGATGGTATGTCAGAGCAAGCATGGGAAGAGTCTATGGAGCAAGTGGACGCTTTAATGAAACAAGTGGGTGGCAATCACTACGCTAGTATGGCCATACAGCCAGTAGAGTTTATAGTGGCTAACAACCTAACTTTTCTTGAGGGGAATGTGGTTAAGTATATATCCAGGCATCATGCTAAGAATGGTGCTGACGATGTTAGAAAGGCTATTCACTACTGTGAATTAATCTTACGGACGGTATACGATGTTACAAACGATAATTGAGTATGTGCTGTGCTATTCAACAGCTTTTGGGCTGGGTCTAGCTTGTGGTTTGTTTATTGCTTATAAAACAAGTAAGGCGTAGATTTGGTAGTTGTTACATGTAACGCAGAAAGCCGAAAAACTCGTTACTTACTACATCCTCTAATGTCGGCTTAACCGCCTATATATCACTTTTTTGCGTTTAATTATTTATTCATAACATACATAGTAACTTCAAAGCCAAAACGCATTTCTGTAGCTGCTGGAGTTGTCCACATAATGTATCTCCTAATTTACAAAGCATACGAAATGTATACTGTAAGATACATAGTAACAGAATTAGGCTTTTTGCACATCGGTAGGACTATTAATGCGGTCTAGTGAAAATACTGATTAACGAACAATTAATGATTGAAATGGGACATCTAACCCATATACATCTTTACCTTCATCATAGGGAAAAAACTGTAACCTTTGTTCTGGAGTTAAATTTCTCCTAAGTTGAGTTAGCCTAGCTTCAGCTTCACCAGCTATTCGTCTATAAGCATTTTGTTGAGCCATAGGTAGCATTTCCATAGCTTGTTCAGTTGATGCTATTTCTCCGCTTGCTACATCTCTACGCAACATATCTAAAGCAGTTTGACGCATATCTGCAGGGCTTCCACCTCTAGCAAAACCTTCTATATCTTGTATTCCATGTTGCACTTCATGCAAAGCAGATGATTTTTGATGACCAGTTGAAGGGCCGCCAATAGTTATTGTTCGTGTAGCATCGTGATAAGAGCCTTCAGGAAGCGGAGAGGCGTATGCAGTAGTAGAAATATCTTTTATCTCTGGGTATGCTTTATAAAGCTCTTCATGTTGCAATGCTTTATTTAAATCTCCAGTAAAATTTTTATTCTTTTTAATGCCTTCGTATACATTGTCAGTAATTGTTGCGCCAACATCAGAAATTTCTTGCCTTAATTTTCCATCAGCACCACGAACAGTTCCAGTTTGCGACCAAATCTTTTGTGGTGTTAATCCAGCTTTTTCAAGTTCAACAGCTTGTTTTGCTTTTGCTGCGTTCCATGATGGGGAAGTTCTGCCAATAAACATTCCAAGAGAACCAGATTGAACAGGCTTTACAGCCGTTGAACCAAATCCACCGCCCATCATATTTAAACCAAAGTTTAGCGCCTCTTGCACACCTTGAGGAGAATCAACATCAATTTCGCCTTTCATAGCCCTGTATGGAGCTGTTAAAGCATCTATTAAACCTTGAGCTACAGTAGGCATGCCAAAAGAAACTTCTTTTGTTTTAATGTCTTTCTTAAAAGGCAACAAATTACCTCTTATGTATTGAGGCTCGCTTGATGATGTGCGTAAAGCTTTTGCCAAGGCTTGATTTTTATCTGCCATTATCGTCTTTCCAATTCAAGTATATATTTACCAAGCTTTGCTGTGTCCTCTTTGCTTAGACACATACCGCCATCAACCTTTTGGATGTTGAGGGTCGGTTTGAGGGGATACGGCTTTGGCATGGTAGTCGTGCAAGCTATCAAAGTGCTGCTCAAACCAATCAGCAGGAGCTGCCTCAATTTGCTCACTCTCTTGTTGCACATCTTTCTGCTCCTTTTTAGCTGCCCACTCTTGGTATAAAGCAAGCAGCCTATCTATGATTGCTAACAGGTATTTCATTTGTCTGCTGTAAACACGCCTAAAGCGCCTATAACGCTTAAACCGAGTGCGACAATAGCTTCACCTTGCTCTGGTGATAAAGTCAAGCCTACGGCTGTTAAAAGGGCTA